GGCGCAAGCGACTTACAAGCTTTATTAAGATCCCGTCCCCAGGTGTCTCTCGTTGACGTCTACGGCAATTGACGAATGCTAACGGGACCTTAACGCGTCCGAACGGTACAAGTTTATCACTCTTTCCAAGAGTCAAATTCCTTCACATGGTGAGAATATGGCCCGCGATCAAGTCGGGTCTTAAGTACCTCATCACTGGTGGGACGTAGGACATAAGCGTTCCAGTACGATTCCCAATCTCTCCTGACTGAACCAAGAAAGATGCCAACATCCAAGGGCTGTTTCACAGTCAGACTCCTTAGGTAGGCTTCAATGGTATGTTGTAATTCGACGGGTACATTGTAGAGTCGTTCAACGAGCAGCCGCGTCCTGTCACCTACAGGGCGGCTCGGTAAATTGGCGAAATGGATGGCTTGCTCCATCTTCTGTCTATCCCACCAACCCGAATCAACGTTCTTAACTTGTCTCTCTACTTGTTTAAGTACACTTCGTCGCGGTACATGTGCGGTGATACGGAGGGCATAATTGGCCAATTCATCCAAAATAGGGCACCCGTTGAACTGGTGCTTTAATGACATTGCCTTGGCCCTTAGGAGTACATCAAGTTTCTTTTCCTTGCATACCGAGTAGGACCCGGACGTCCATCCAAACTTCATGAGTGCTTGAATTGGATCCGTCACATTGATTTGATCTGTTAAATCAAAGACTAAGCCACAGAAACTGGCCGTCTCCAGCTGATCATGGTGGTCTAGTTTAATCACTAGACCCAGACTCGCAAAATCTTCAACGGTGGGACAGGGCCCCTCCACCCTGTATAACCCATCGTCTCCCTCGACCACCCCAATAGCATGGGTGGCTCCAACCTCATCACAAAGAAACTCCATGAACATCAAGTTGGAAAACCCGTTTCCCAACGACGTACACATCTCTCCGGACATCCGCGTGGCGTCAATATCGACGCTAAAATCGCGAAACTTGCATGTATTCCGGCCAGCTAGAATCTCATCGCATATGCGCATGAATTCAGGATGAAAGGGGAGTGAGGACGTCATATACGCGTACAACTCTATCTCAACCGCCATCATCAATTGTCTGGTAAAGAGAGCCTCAAAAGAAGTATAGTCCGTGGCAATATAAGTACCTCCTACACGATAAACACGATCGTAAATGTAAGCAGGGCGCTCATTGACTGGAACCTTCTTTATGAAAGCTGGGTGCTGGAAGACTTTCTTTTCTATTTGATGAAATATTGGCCCTACAACGCACTTAAATTGATCAGTACGGGCGTTG